GTTCCACTCAAAAGTTGGGGAGAAACCTATGGGGAAGCGATGGAAAGCTTTGCGCATGAGGCGTTCTTACCAATCAATATCGTCTCAACTGAGGGAGATCGAAGGAAACATGAAGGATAGCATTATGGCTAAGTCGGACTGGCGTACAATTCAGTTCTTCTTATCGGTACGTGGCGTTTTCGAAGTACAAATTGATCTCGAAAGCGAAGGTGCTCGTTGCAACTGCCCTGAATTTAAGTCTAGGGAAGGTTGCAAGCACAGTCGCTATGTTGTTAAAAAAATTAGAGGTAACAATGGAGTTTACCCAATGAAAGTATCGTCTCGTGCTTCACAAGAAGAAATCAAGCGTGCTAATCAATCTACAGCAGATGAGTTTAGAGAGTTCGTAGTTAACTACGCAAAAATAGAAGTTTTGTAGAAATGATCGGAGGGGATTTAAGTAATGAGGTTCCTAAGCGGGTTGCGGTCAGTGTTGACTGCATCCTGGTTAGGACTCCTACAGTTAAAAAAATATTAGGGTTTATCCCATACGCTGACGAAGAAGTAGAATACAACCGTCAGATAATCTCTCTTGTGTGGAACTTTGCTTTCAAGCAAGATATAACTTTGGAACTTGTTGGGTTTGGCTATAGTGTCAAAGACATGGATGGTTTCATGGAAGACCTAGATCGTATGGGTACGAACCCTTTTAAGTATGCTAAGGCATACAATGTGGTGGCCGACTTAGTTGCCGAGTTGCCATATCGTCACGAATTGTTGTATGTAATAGATATCCCGTCACGTGGGTTACGTTATGGTGGCAGGTATCTAGATATGAGGAGTATTTAATGTCAATCGATATAGAAGCACGGCTTATAAGCAAAGTCATTCGTTCCAAAGATGTAATGCCTGTACTTGAGTATGGACTACAGCCTGACTGGTTTTACGATGACGACAGTCGTATTGTTTGGAAGTTCATCCTAGACCACGTAGGCAAGTACCAAGAGGTACCTAGCCCACAGATTGTCAAGGAAAATTTTCCAACCTACAAGTTGTTTGAAGTAGACGACAATGTCGAATACATGCTGGATAACTTGGTTGACCGTCGTAAGCGTCAGAAGATTATTGAAGTAGTTCAAGATGCCGCTGAAGAGATCAGCCAAGGCAACCACGTACATGCGATTGAAGTAGTAAGTCGTGGCATTGCTGCGTTGACTGATGAGGGCGTGAGCAAGACCTCTGATATTAACCTGAGCAAGGATGCGACTACTCGCTATGACGATTACCTTGAACTCAAGAATCGCCCTAATGGCTTGCTAGGTATCCCAACAGGATTCAATACCATTGACCTAGCGACTGCAGGTCTACAGCCAGGACAGCTCATCACAATCATTGCCCCACCAAAGACAGGTAAATCAATCCTGTCTCTGCAAGTAGCTGTAAATCTTCATGAAGACGGGTACGTCCCGATGTACCAGTCTTTTGAGATGTTCAACTCCGAGCAGAAGAATCGTCACGACGCAATGCGTGCAGGTATTTCGCATGGTCGTTTGATCCGTGGCGCTTTGAAAGTGGACGAAGAGGTTCGGTATAAGAAGGCTCTAGAGCGCATGGAAAATATGCACAACTTCTACTTGACCGATTCTCCATCCGCATCAACTGTGTCAGGCCTGTACGCTAAGATTGAAAAGCTACAGCCATATCGTATTTGTGGACGGTGTATACCTAATGGTTGATGAGATTAGCGGTGAGCGCAATACTCCGTTGGCTTTGACTAATATCACTCGCTCACTGAAGAAGCTGGCTCAGCAAATTCAGAAGCCCGTTATCATTACAACACAGGTACTTAACTGGAAGGTTCGTGGAGGAAAGGTAACCGCTAGTGCTATTGGTTACTCCTCATCGTTTGAGCAAGACTCAGACGTAATCCTCAGCCTAGAACGTCAGGATGCAGAAGACGATACTTCACGTATCCTACGTATCGCATCCAGTCGTAACTGTGGCCCAGCCGAAGTCGATTTGCTTTGGGACTGGGAAAACGGTAAGTTTCAAGAGTACGCAACACCATAACTTAGGAGGAACTATGGACGGCTCACAACCTTGTGCACAAGTAGATCCGGAAATCTTTTTTCCTGACTCTTGTGATAGAGCAGGAATTGCACGTGCTAAAGCAATTTGCAATACATGTAACTTTATAGAAGAATGTCTTGCGTCAGCTGTGTGGGAACCAAAGCTGGAAGGCATCTGGGGTGGAACAACTCCACGTCAAAGGGAAACTATTCGTACTCGTTTACGTAAATTAGGTAAGGATAAAACAAAGGTATGATTATCGGGGATGGCCAAGTACTAAAAGTTTTGAGGCGTTTACAGATCTCTATTGCTAATGAAAACGGCGATGAGATACTGGCGCTATGTCCGGGGCATGAACTGCGAACAGGTAAGCAAGATAATTCGCCGTCATGGTCTATTAACACTTCTAGTGGCCTACACAATTGTTTTTCGTGTGGTTACAAAGGAAACCTATTAACACTGATCGCTGAGCAAAAAGATCTATACAGCGATACAAATGCTCTAGATATCAAATCTGCAGCTAGCTGGGTTAAAAATAACTCCTCTTTAGATTTAGACCTAATTCAAAATCTTTTGTCAGTTTCTACAGAGGTAGCCCCAGCGCCAATTCGTTTTGTAGATGAGTCAGAACTTTCTGTCTATGATTTTCCACCCGATTGGGCACTAGAGCGTCGAGGACTAGACACCGATAAAGCGTGGAAAGCACTTTTTGATACCAATGTACGCTGGGATAGTGAAACTTCCTCGTGGATACTTCCTATTTATTACCGTGAAGATGATCAGTGTAATCTCATTGGTTGGCAAGAAAAAGGAGAGCTAACTAGGCATTTCCGTAATCGTCCAGTAGGTGTACCTAAAGGTAAATCATTATTTGGCGTTTCCTCACATAAAAAGTTTGTTGAGCATAACTACGGTAACCCAAACAAATTAGCAGTAGTTATTGTGGAGAGCCCATTAGACGCTGTACGTGGACAAGCAGCACTTCGTGGAACAGTACCTCATATGGTTATGGCAACTTATGGAGCTACTATCACAGACGAGCAATATAAATTTATTATTTCTAATTTTGATGATGTAGTGTTTGCGCTAGATAACCCCAAGATAGATGCTGCAGGTAAAGTGGCTGTAACTAAGGCTTATGAAAAGTTTAGAAAGCTTGGACTACCTTGTTCTTTCTTTAACTACAAGCGTGTAAACCCAGAAGCCAAAGATTTTGGAGACATGACTGACGAAGAAATTTGTATCGGAGTTCAAAACCCTTTACATACAGCCTTTGGTATCAGCCATATTTTGGATTACTAAACTTGCAAGTTTTTGTCTTAGGTAAGGTATACTTTAGACATAAAGATTAAGAACTATATTTAGGAGATATACATGGCATATCCAATGAAGAATCCAAAAGTTACTTGTGCGTATGGCGTAAAAGGCCCGCAGTGGATGAGTGGTTGGCATCAAGGCGTAGACTTTGGCGCACCAGTAGGTACTCCAGTGTACGCAGTAGCAGACGGTGTCGTGACTTCTGTAGGTAAGCAAGGACCTAACCTTGGTAAGTACTCACCTACTATCAAGCACAAGTTCCGTTTCCGCACCTACTACTGCACATACGCTCACGTACTTAAGTCGTATGTAAAAGAAGGCGAGACTGTAAAGATGGGTCAGCACATTGCTGATGTTGGTCTTGAAGGTCTTAGCTCAGGACCACACTTGCACTTTGAGGCACAACCTACTCCGTTCTGGCAGGTAGGCAAGGGTGTCAATCCTAAGTGGATCTTCCGCTACAAGGGCAAGTCATCTAAGTAATATGTTTACAGGGACGCTCCTCCCGTATCAAACCGAAGCCGTAGATCGTATGTGCGACCAGAAAAAAATGCTGGTCGCCTACGATCTCGGTCTAGGTAAGACGGTGCTTACTATCGCAGCTATCGAAAATATGATAGACACAGGTGATATTCAAACACCAGGATTAATTATCTGTTTATCAAGCCTTAAGTATCAATGGGCAGCACAGATTACAAAGTTTACCAGTGGAACTTCAAAGCCGTTAGTTATTGACGGCACCCCAACACAACGCGCTAAGCAATACCAAGAAGCATTTGATTGGAAAACTACTGGCGTTGATTACATTATCTTAAATTATGAACAAGTAGTAAATGATTGGGCTCTTATTAAAAGTTTGCCCCAAGGTTTTGTAGTTCTTGACGAAGCCACAGCAATTAAATCTTTTAAATCAAAGCGCTCCAAGTATGTTAAGCGCCTAAACTTTTGCCCCGTTAAGTTTGCTCTCACCGGTACCCCAATTGAAAATGGTAAAGCCGAAGAGCTATATTCCATTATGGAATTTGTAGATAAGTCAGTGTTCGGCTCATACCTTTCTTTTGAAAAAAAACACATCAATAAAAATTACATGGGTTGGATTGACGGATATAAGAACCTTAGCGAACTCTTTCAAACTGTTTCTAAAGCTTCCATTAGAAAGCGTCAGTCAGATCCTGACGTAGCTCCATACCTTCCAGAAACACTTATGGCTGAGCCAATCCTTGTACCTTTTGATAAAGCATCTAAGGCTCTTTATAAAGAAATTACCGACTCTTTATTGGAAGATCTAAAAGAAGCTGCTAAGTATATGAATATGGGCATCAATATCTTTGGATCTTTTATTCCAGACAACGGCCCTATTGACGAACTTCGTAGCGTAATTATGCCTAAGCTAATTGCCCTACGCATGCTTTGCTCTCACCCCGAGTTAGTAACAATAAGCGGGGAGCTATTTAACGCTTCAATAGTTGGAGAGAACGGGTCTAAGTACGCAGGAGAACTTCTGGATAGAGGACTACTTGAAAAAGTAACCAAGTCCCCAAAGCTAAGCGTTACCACAGAAATTGTAGGTAACTTTCTTGCTGAAAGCCCGTACAACAAATGCGTTATCTTTACTAGCTTTGTAGGCATGACTGCACTCCTAGAGCAAGCTCTGAATAAGCACGGGGCAATTACTTATACAGGCAGCATGAATGCAAAGGAAAAAGAAGTTGCTAAAGTTAAGTTTCAGACTGATCCTGGTACTCGTATCTTTATTAGTTCTGACGCTGGCGGGTATGGCGTGGATCTGCCTCAGGCTAATCTACTCATTAACTATGACCTTCCGTGGAGCGCTGGACTGGCTGCTCAAAGGAATGGGCGAATTCAAAGGGCGTCTAGTACCTGGGAAAAGGTTGTAATTCAAGACATTCTTATGGAAGGATCTATTGAAGAGCGACAAAGGGCCATGTTACAGCAAAAAATATCAGTGGCTAATGCTATAATTGACGGCGAGGGTATAAGTAAAGACAATGACTTGACCCTTACATTGGGTTCACTTAGACAATTCTTACAAGGAGCTTAAAGAATGTCATCACCCATTCGTGCTGTTAGAGTATCCGACGAACTCTGGGATGCGGCCAAGTTGAAAGCTGCAGAGTTAGGGTGTACTATTACAGACGTACTAATCGCAGCTCTTGAAGAGTTCATAGAGCTATAGATAATTTGGAGGGATTATGCCTGAAGTAATTGGTAAGGAATTGCCAACACTAGAGGATTTTGAGTCAGGTATGCTAGAGCTAAATAGCGCATACCGTGAGTACGTATATTTAAAGAAGAACATTGACTCACTAACAAAGCGTCAAGATGAACTCAAGAAGTTCCTTATGAACTTTGTAGATGAGAACGGCCTTGAAGATGACAAGGGCCACAAGTGGTTCGACATGGATGAAATCGAGGGCTATGTGGGCATGCAGAAGCAACGCCGTGTAGCACAAAAGATTGATGAAGAAGTTTGCTACAACATTCTTACATCTAAGGAACTAGCTCCTCGTTGCTATGAGTTGAAGCCTGTACTAGACCAAGCCGAAGTAATGGCATGTTTCTATGATGGTCTTTTGACTGAAGACGACATTGATGCTATGTTCCCTAAGACAGTTACAAACGCTTTCGTTTTGAAAAAGAAGTAACTTATGGCTAAGATAAAAACCGCTCTCTTAGAACACTACTGCAGTTACTGCGATAGATCGTTTGATGAGATGTTAGACCTACTAGCACACTTGAAAGAGATCCATGGAGTCTGAGGATATTATCGACGATTTGATTAAATCGTTAGATGAGTACTATCCTGGGTCTAAGAAAAAACGGCGTCCTGCAAACCCAGAAGTCGAAGCTAAGCGCAGTGCTTACATCGACCCTGAAGCGTGGGACTCAAAGCCGCTAAAGAAGAAGCTTTCTAACGGCAAAGAGATAGAGTTGTTTAGTGCAGGAATGTTTGCTAATGCTCTAGGTCGTCCGTTAGTGACCATACGTCTATGGGAGCGTCGGGGATATATTCCCCGCGCACCCTATAGACTAAAGTCGATCATAGTCAAGGGTGAGAAGAAACCTGGCTGGCGCATGTATAGTCGTGCTATGATAGAAAGTGCACTAAAAAGTTTTCAGTCTCGGGGACTTCTAGAAGCCCCTAGGATTGAATGGGATCAGCAGAAAGAACTTTCGATAGAGATATTCGAAAACTGGACGCGGATCCATAACCAAGAAACCGATAACCAATAGCCTAATGGCCTAATGAAAAAGAAAGAGGTCCTAACATGGATGCTCGCAATACCGATATCTCTTCATACCTTTCTGATGAAGACATTGACTCACTACGTACACCTGCAGATTCTGTTTACGAATCAGAAGATGTATTTGAAAATGAAGACGATGCTCCTGCAGCTTCCGTAATCAAGGTTGGATGGGGCGAAGCTCGCAAGGCTCAAGCCAAGGCCACCAAAACATACGCAAACGATTTTAAGTTTGACGAAGAAGTACAACTCATCAAGTTTCTCTCTCCAGACCCGATGAGTTTCTCCCAGCACTGGGTACAGCGTCAGGGCAAGAAGTCATTTGTTTGCTTGGGTACTCCCGACTGCCCACTATGTCGTGCAGGTAACAAGGCTGATAGCAAGTTTGCTTTTAGCGTTGTAAACCTGTCTGAAGACGAGCCAACCGTACAGGTTATGGTTGTAGGTCTTCGTCTGTGTGGTCAGATTGAAAAGCTAAACAACGATCCTAAGACAGGTCCTATTGACCGCATGTTCTGGGCTGTAAGCAAGTCTGGTGTTGGTACCAAGACTACTTACTCCATCATGATGGTTAAGGATCGCGATCTGTCTGACGATTGGGATTTAGAACTGGCTGATGTTAACGCTACTCTCAGCACTCTAAAGCCACTTGGCCCAGATTCAATTCGAATCTCAACCAAGGCAGAGCTTTCAGAGATTGCACGCGAACTCCCAGAAGACTAATATCCCTCGTAGGGAGCCAGACACAACCTCCTCTCATGTCTGGCTCCCTACAACCATTAGGAGAGAAAATGGAACCAAATATTGTTTTGACCTCGGAGCAACTTGCTGAAGTTGTAGAGGCATATTCTAAAGTTGACTCGTTTGTATTTGACGTAGAAACTATGGGCGACCATCGTGGTGACCCCCGTCAAAATAGAGTCGTATGGATCTCACTAGCCGTTGATGGTAGATGCGATGTAATCCCTATGGGGCATCCCAATGGCAACTACATACGCACAGACTATCCGTTACTTCCGTCTGCAAATCTTCGACAGGCGAAGGGTCTGTCTTTACGTCCTCAGGACTACAGCAAAGACGAGAAGAAAGCTACCAAGGTATTTGAAGAAGCCCCAGAGCAGTTATTTCCTGGGGAAGTATTTAAGGCTTTGAAGCCTATCTTTATGAATGAGAGTATTCTTAAAGTAGGGCATAACGTAAAGTTTGACTTGCAGAGTGTTGCAAAGTACATGGGCGGTCTACCCGCTGCCCCATTTGCTTGCACATTGAACGCAACTTTTATTTTAGATAATCGTAACCGTATCTCGCTTGGCCTAGATGATTGCCTGAAGCGTGAGTTTGATTACGACATGGTCAAGGGTGTTGGTAAAGAGATTGAGGCTCACAGTTTCAATGACGTCGCTACCTACGCTGCTCTAGATGCTTACTGGACGTGGGAACTGTGGAAGAAGTTACAAGCACAGCTAGCTGAGAACAGCCTAGATAAGGTCTTTAAGTTAGAGATGGACGTCCTAGAAGTTATTTGCAATATGGAACTTACTGGGGCAAACATCGACGTACCATCTCTTAGCCAACTCAAGGTAGATCTTGAAGCTCAGCTAGAAGAGTGCCGTACCACTATCTACACAGCTGCTAAGTATGTCTTTAACATCAATAGTGTTCAGGAAAAGCAAAAGGTTTTGTACACTCCTAAGAAAGACGGTGGCCGAGGGATTCGACCAAAGGTACTAACTCCTAATGGCAAGAAGAAAGCGGAGTCTGGAGAGCCAACTACTTGCCATGACTACTCTGTAGCCGAACCTGCTCTACGTGCTTTTGAAGGTAAGGATGCAGTTATTGACGGTCTAATCCAATACTCAGACTTGAACAAGCTCCTAACTACGTACGTTATCCCTTACCTAGGTGGCGACATTACTCGCACAACTGGGGGTAAGTCCAAGGTTGTGGCCAAGAAGAGTCTGTTACTTGACGGCAAGGTACACACTGACTTTGTACAGTATGGAACAGAGACAGGTCGATTCTCGTCCCGTAATCCAAATCTTCAGAACGTACCAGCCCCACACACCTCTAACGGTAAGGCTATCCGCAATCTGTTTATACCACCAGAAGATCACTCTATGATTGTGGCTGACTACTCTCAGATTGAGCCTCGCATTATTGCCTCATTTTCCCAGGACCGCATTATGCGCAGTTCCTACCTTGAGGGTGGAGATATCTACACAACTGTAGGTGACACTATGGGCGTAAACCGTAAAGCAGGAAAGGTACTTGTACTTGCTATGGCTTACGGCGTAGGCCCTGAGAAGATTGCTGAACAGATTGGTTGCTCCGTAAAAGAGGCTCAGGACTTGTTGACTGGGTTTACCCGTAAGTTTGCATCTATTGATAGATACCGTAAGACAGTTATTGCTGAGAGCCGTAACCGGACTCCAATTCCTTACGCAACTACTATCTTGAAGCGCCGTCGTTACCTGCCTGATCTTCGGGCTAGGGAGATGTGGCAGCGTGCTCGGGCTGAACGTCAGGCATTCAACACAGTTATCCAAGGATCAGCAGCAGATCTTATCAAGGTAGCCATGGTTAGGGCTCACCATATGGTGCCAGACCAAGCAAATCTAATTTTGACTGTTCATGATGAATTGGTTACTATTGCTCCTAAGGAGCTTGCAGAAGAAACTGCCAACTGTATCCGTAATGCTATGGAAGGCATTCACGTATTAAGTGTTCCATTACTAGCCGATGTAAAAATAGTAGACAGGTGGGGTGACGCAAAGTGAGTATCTTTAGACGTCGTTCAAAGAAAAAGGTAACGTTAGTTCACTTACCTCCAACAACATTAATTAGAAATATTATTTATGATTCTGGTGTAGATAGCCCAGAAACCATTGCAGCTGCTATGGGGCTAAATCCATTGTCTGAAGAAGTATCGGAGATGGAAATTGATGCAAGCATGGAGCGTTTAGAAAAGATTAAAGAGCTCCTTCCTATTCTCGAAGCTCACGCCGTTATTTGCGCAGAAATAAATGCCAAGGCATTCTCAATTACTGAGGTAAAATCTGCATATATTGAGCATGATGGTGAAGAGGAAGATAGTGATGCCGATATGACTGCTGAAGTCTTGTACCATTTATTTAAGAACGTAGCTATTTCAACTGCAGTATCATGTCTGACGTCTCTTATATCATTTAATCTAATTAAAAATGAAACCAAAGAAGTTCATAAAGTTAAGTAAGGATGGCTAAATATGTCTAACGATTGGTGGAGTAAAAAG